TAATTAACCTATTCACAACCTCATCCATCGGTTTTGGATTATCTTTCTCATCCCAATATGCTCTCACATTCCTATAAGGTTCATCAACTACATCATCATACTTCCCCTTCTTCACATCGTTGAACCACACACCTTCAAGCAAACGATGAGTTTCACCATCAGTAATTTTTACCAAAATCACACCATTATCAGTTTTTTTCTTATACCAATTGTGGTTCATACCAGAAAAGTCAAGACGATAATAAACCTCATCATTATAAGAGACAACCTCACCCTTAACAGTATATTGAAGGTTCATTCTTGGTGGTTGAGATTTATGTGTTTCAATCTCTTTGAGGAGTTCCAGTTTCTTTTGAAGCACTTTGATTTCTGCTTCTGTTTTTTCAATATCAGATTTGAAAGTCATTTGTTTAAAATAAGGAGTAGCATCCATCACACCATCTTTGATTGCTTGTCTAAAGGCATCACGGAGACCAGTATCCACTTGCTCTGGTGTCTGGGGAGTTGGTTGAAATTCAGTCATTTGTTTCATCCCAAGGTGCTTTACGATTCATAAGTTCTTTAATTCTTTCCACCACAGCAGGGTCTTGTGGTTCATTGATTCGTCGCACAAGTTCATCATATGCTTCTGCAGACAAAGTAATTCTCTCAGGTTCTTGTGCTAATCTCAACCTGCGTTCTGGACTGATGGTTAGATTGTATGGGTCATCATAAGGATAGATGTATTCTCGATACCATCCAATACTCAAACTCTCCCAGAACTCACCATAACCCCATTCATCACCGTCATCATAACAGTCAAGAATATACAGGACATTACGAAATCCATCAAGGAAGAGTTCCCATTTTGTTGGGTTTTCAAATCTCATTTGTTTTTTCCAATCACAGCAATTACTTTACGGTTTGGATACTTCTCTACAATTATATCACGAGCATCCTCATAATCAATCGCATCTTCTACAACTTCATAATACACAGTCTTATCTGTGGAATCATAAGTTTGGACTTCATAAGTCATTTCTTCTCCTCCATTTGCATATAGGCACATTCTTTAAATCGTTCCCAATCATTACGACTGAAGTTGTCTGAAGCATAAGGAATACCCACAGCACTCGCACAATATCGTGCTACACTTTCTGGCATATGTTCCAGTTGATATGAGTGTGTGGGATATTGAAGAATTGTAGAAGCAGCAAGAAAAGCAATCATGGTTTTTCGGGAAGCACAGGAGGGGGAGGAGTTAGAGGAGGTTGAACCACTTGAACTGGAGGAGTTACAGGTTGCTGAACTACTTGAATTTGAGGAGTAATAGGTTGTTCTTTTTTTGCTTCTAGTTGTTGCTTTAGGTCTTCAATAATAACCTGTTGTTTCTGACTATTCTCTTGTTGATTGTCAAAGACCTTATATGCAGTAATAGAAGTTGCTGCGATTGTACCCAGAGCAGCAATCGTTGAAACAGTAGTACTAAACCGACTCATTTTTCTCCAAGATAGTTTTAATTTGTTTAAGGTCTTCTACTCGTTGTTTTGCTTCATCATACTGCTCACAATACCAATCAAGGTCATTGTTCTCATAATTAGTTTCCTCTCTAATGTCCCATTCAAGACATTGTAGGTGCCCTTCTTGGTCTTCTATAAAGTAGTTGAGAGTATCAATCAGAGACATTTTCATCATCAAATTCAAATCATTCACACAAAGAGTTCATTAGTTAGGTTTCATTTTGCTTTACCATGAAGAGGACAGTCACCATTCACCCATTTACGGTCATTAGGCATCTCTGCATTGTCCATCACGGGGCACTTGCAACCTGCTCTACATGCTTGATCTGAACCAGGAACTAAACCATTCCACTCTTTATATTGCTCTGGAAGAACTCTTGCAAGTTTTTCTTTTAACTCACGAACTTCTTCCTTTAATGCATAATACTCATCATCAGTGTGATATTGCTTATCTTGCAGTTCATATTCATTCATCAACTTCTTCATCTGTTCTCCATCGTTACTATCGTTGAATGCAAGACGGCAAGCACCATCCATAATGCTATACTCAGCAAAATCCATAGCACGAAGAAATGCCTTGAACAGTTCAAAGTGCTGATAAACATTCATATCTTGAGCAGGTGCTTCAATCGTAATTGAATGCTTATCAACAATCTCTGGAAAATATTTACTCGAAATAGTTGCTTCAGTGTTGTTGATGTAGCAGAGTTTTACCGTTGCGTCGTAAGTCATTTGATTTAACGAGAATAATAAAGTTCTTCTTGAATGCTTGTGAGTTTATTATACAATTGATTGACAGAAATCGAAAGAGTTTCTTCAACAATCATTTGATTTTGTTTTGAAAGCAATTGAAGTGAAGTCAGAATAGCATCAATCTCTGGTTTATTCAGTTCTACTGTCATTTTACAATCCTCCAATGTTCGTTTCCATTCTTCGGCAACCACATAAAGTATTTCCTATTCAAAGAGGCAAGAAATATCATATCACCTTTTTCTTGTTCTACGTGGCATCCGTGAAGATTATCCATAATGTTTGCAAACCGATTCTTTGCTTTTGAAGAAATTGGTTCAACATTCACCATTTTACGTTTTTCTTTAGTCATCATACTGCAAGAGCACCAGAGGGGATTTCAACGACTTCAAACGTTTTTCCGTCTTCATACTTATAACAATCATAGCATACCCATTCTCCATTTACAAAGAGATAAGCATACTCTTCACCATTTTCAAGATACTCATTGAGATTAGCATCAAGACGAGGAGGACAATCCTCACCACGGAGGGAATAATAATTTGGACCATACTTGGATGCTTTACCATCACAATCAAATGGAGTATCAGTCCAGCAAGAACTCATATCACCACCATCAATCAGTTCTTCGGCAAGAGATTTGGAGTTGTAGTGAGTAGTAAGAATACGACCCAACCAAGATGGGTATCCATCCCAATGGTGATAAGAAGATAATACAGAACCATCAGAGAGTTCAATACCGATGCGTGACCTTGTACTCATTTGCTTTGTTTGATTACTCTGTAATTATAGCAGGTCTGCAAGGGCATTGGAGGGGTTGTGTGCCAGTCCTCACAGTGACACAAGGCACAAAAATAGGAGGCATTACACCTCCTTGTAAGTTTTGGGTAAGAAGGAAACTTATAACCCCCTCACTCGTTTAGTTCAAACAGAAACTGTTTGACGAGAGAAAGCAACAATGTTGTTTACGTTTGTTTGTTTGTTCCGTCAACAGATAATACATACATCCCAGTCGATTCTATTTTATCCCCACGAAATGGAGATAATCGGTACTGCCCCGATGTGTTGGAATATAGAGGTTTATCCTCTTGAACTCTTTATATAGTAGCACACATTTCAATTAAATTCAAGAGAACATCTTCAGCATATTTGTTTTTAGCAAAATTTAAAGTCGTGCTAATAAATTGTATATTTCCTTTTACATATCCTTTTGAACTATCAATCCTATCTAAACTAGCAACTAAATTTGGATTTGATTTATCGTGAGATTGGTCAGTCAAAGGAAGAACTAATTCTCTTTTTAAATAAGGACATTTGCCTTCTTGTATTTCCCACACTTCTTTTAGATAATTCAAATCAATATCACATTCTCTATTTTTAGATTTACTTCTGCTTCTAACTTTTTTTAAAGTTTCTCTAAAAGAAGAATAGTCATCTTTATCACTTCCACTAAATTGCTTTATAAAATTTTTGTTAGTTTCACTTTTTCTCCAACTATCCAAATAAGAAGTATCATGAGAACTGCTGGAGCATTTTAAACTACAAAAAAATGGAGTTCCCAATTTAATTTTCCTATTATATTCACTTTTAATTTTTTCAAACTGCGACCCACATTTTTTACAAATACAACTAACCATAGTGCTCTCCACAACTATAGTTATTTATAATATTCCCTTACTCTCCACAATGGAAGCATCGAGTCTCGAACTCGAAACCTCTTGAATGCAAATCAAGTGCTCTACCAATTGAGCTATGCCCCCATAATGAGTGTAATTAATACACTCAAACTCCCCACCTAGGTAACGCTCCTAGCTATCTCGAATTAACAGTTCGGCCCATTCGCTTGCTTGGTCGTGGGGATTATAAAAACGTCAAGTATTCATTAAATACTCAACAGTGTTTGCTACATCATTCATAGCATCACGAAGATTTTCTCTTTGACCTGATTCTTGTTTAACAATTGGACGATGATCATCACAAAGAGTCCATCTCCATTGATTCATTTCTTTACAGTACCAAAGATTAATTTTCATTCTTGTTGTATTCGATTTTAATCCAATTCATAAGTGCATTGAGTTCCATTCTTTTTTCTTCAGTAAAGTCATTACCTTTATTGAAAAGATAAAAGTCCAGTGCTTCAATTACAACTTCTCTATCTCTTTGTGAAATTAAGGACATAATGAATTTGTAGTATTTGGAGATATTTAGATTCTCCAAGTCGGGGTGACTGGGATCGAACCAGTGTCTTTTTGCTCCCAAAGCAAACCGTCTACCGCTGACTTACACCCCGTAATGTTTAGCAATCTTATGATTGCTAGTGGGAAATCACAGATTCGAACTGTGGACTTTCTGCGTGTAAAGCAGACACTCTAACCACTGAGTTAATCTCCCTGGAGCGGACAATCGGATTCGAACCGACGACATCTAACTTGGAAGGATAGCGTTCTACCACTGAACTATGTCCGCATTATTTGATTGTAAGACAGAATCAAAATTCTGTCAAGCCCCCGACAAGATTTGAACTTGCGACCAATGGTTTACAAAACCATTGCTCTACCACTGAGCTACAAGGGCATTATGCTCCATAAGGAGCAACGGAAGTGGTAGGATTCGAACCCACGATGGCTTTCACCATGCTTGTTTTCAAGACAAGTTCCTTCAACCACTCGGACACACTTCCATTCATCAATTATACACTATCTATACAACGGAGTCAAGTGTATAATTGGTAATGAGCAACTCAGTCTTTACATTGTCCTGAGTTCCTTTCTCACCACGATGAACCATCGAATACCTTAACTTCCATTCATTTAGATTATACTCTTTATAACGACTCAATAACCAATCATTGAGATTGTAAGTAATCATAAAACGATGAGGACATTTATCCACATCATCAGCAAATCTTTCGTGAGAGAATGATGAGTGAAGTTTTCTTCCAGTTCCATAAAGGAAGTCCTTAATATCATAAGGTGGGTCAAGAAATACAAACACATCATCACCCTCTGCGTTCATCACTTCTTCATAGTCAATGTTTGTAATCCTCCAGTCCTTAATAATATAAGAATACCTAGGAAGTTTATCAATACCAACCAATGAGAAGTTAGAACGTGATGCTTGAACTGAAAATGTTGAGTTCTCTGTAAGACCAGAATAAGAACACTTATTCATTACAAAGAACGCAACTGCTTGGTCGATTGGTTCAAGATTACCAATCGTGTGAGAGTAATCATCAAAGAGTTCTCGGTGTGCATTATCATCACCATTCACTTCTTCTTTGATTGCTCTCAACTTATCTTTAAGAACTTGTCCGTCATCACGAAGTTGAACCCAAAAGTTATACAAGTAATAATACTTGTCATTGACCCAGATGGGAACTTTTGGATAGTTTTGTGATACCATTAAAGAAATGCTTCCACCACCCAAGAAGGGTTCACGGAACTCTTTGAAGTCACTTGGAAACCAAGGAGCAAGAGTTTTTAATGCTTTACTCTTGCCTCCAGGGTAACGGAGCATTGTCTTTAACGGAAATTGTTTCATCGGTTCTTAATCCAGTTATTCATCGTTTCACGAAGAAGGTCAGACAGTCTATCAGGAGACGCAGGAAAAGTAAAGTTAGCAATATCCAAATCAAGAACAGTGAGTTCATTGATAGGAAATTGAACCATTACCCCATCACCTTTGCTTACATAATACTTCTGTGCTGTCTCACGAGAAGCAATAGCAACTCGATAAGCATCACGGTCGATAATCATTACATAATCAAACTTGTCTTCTGTTTTGAACCGATTGAATGCAACTTCACTCACATCTCCTCGGTAGTTTTTCATCTTAACATCTTTGCAGGTTCCATCTTTTTTGAAGAAACCTTTGAGGAACTTTGCTTCAATACGAACAAGTTCTTCAAGAACTTTCAAGAGAAAATCAACACCATCTTCGTCAATATATTCAACCTGTGAAAAACAAGCAATAGCAAGTTCAAATACTTTTGCTCTCAAAAAGTTATCTGAATTACTCTTAAATCCTTTATCAGAATAAGCATCTTTAACTGCCCCAAAGATAAGGTTCCAGTCAAATTCAGTTTCACAGATGTTTTTAAATTCAGTAGTCGTAATCATAAGTTAGATAATTCTATAAGTTAGAGTTTACGATTTGCCCTTTCGGGCAATAGGAGTAGGGAGACTTGAACTCCCACGACCTTAAGGTCAACAGATTTTAAGTCTGGTGTGTCTACCGATTCCACCATACTCCCATAAGACAATCATACCACAGAGAGTTGTGATTGTCAAGGGTTGCCGTGTGGTTGTGAGTCTAAATCAAAACTCTTTGATAAATGCCCCACTGGATTTTATCTAAAGTCTTGAACCACGGCGATGCTCGCCAAGGGAATTGAACCCTTCTCCGCCAAATTATGAGTTTGGAGCATTCTACCAGATTGCTAGACGAGCGTTTGTAAGAACTCTTCCCAACTATTACCATAATGTAATATATGATGACAATTGTGACAAAGAAGATCACATTTGTCAACTTCTTCTTTAATGGTTTTCCATTTCCTATTCGCAAATGATCTCCCATCAAGTTTTAATTCTTTTTGGGAAGGGTCCCTATGATGAAAGCATAGAGTTGCTGGTCTATTTTCTCCACAAGATTGGCACTTACCACCTTTATATTGAAGAGATTTCCATTTGTTGGAATAACCTCTTGCTTTTTGTTCGGTATAAGTGTTTCTGTTCACGATATTTTCATCATTTTTATAACGCCATTTCTGTCTACAAGCATTACTACACCATTTTTTTAGTCGTCCTTTTGTCATTCTTTCATTAAGAATGTCGCATCTACAACCTTGACAAGTAGTAATAGTGGTAAACATAATGGTGTTATGGTGATATACATACACCTATTTAGCATAAAAAGATGAGAACTTACACACTCATCAGCATACCATCTTTCTTCATTTGAGAAATCATTTTACCTACACTTTCTCCATTATCAAAAGCAGTATAAAGACTGTCTTTGAAACCTTCAATGCTATCACACTTGAAGATATAAAACTTATCAGGTTTGTAAGTGTAAGCAACACCGACTTCACTGGTTTCTTGATTAAAAGAAACTTTAGCAACAGCAGAGGAGTTTGTCACTTCAAGGACTTCCATTTGCCTCATTCATTTGATTACCTTGCAATCATAGCACGGGTTCTGGGGTCTTGGCAAGGGTCAGGGACGGTTCAGCAACTGTCTCATCCCTGTCCTTTTCACAAAAGATTCAAGTCCTTGATTGATGGGACGCACTTTCACATAAATTTCTTCAGGAACTTCACCAAAGTATCCTTGTAACCAAGGACACAGCCACACAGGAATACAAAGTGTCGTATCACTATAAGTCGTTCCTTCTTCATCAGATACTTCTTTTACAAGCAAAGTATCATAATCATCAGGTTCTTCTGTATTCAAACTGATTTCCATTTGGTCTTCTGCAACTGCGTGTCGTCCAGTTTCAAAATAAAAGTGCTCGTCAATTGCTTCTTCGGTTCCATTCATCAAGAGTTCTTGAACCGTATTATTATGTGGATGGTCGAATGCCCACAATCCATCTTCAAGTTTGTAAGCAAGTACAGTCAGTTCCATAGTCTTCTTGGATTTCCAATATCATAGCATAAAAAAAGGTGCCTTTGGGGCACCTTGGGACGGTTTGGGAAGTGGTCCTCAACCGATGATGCTATCTCTCCACTCTTCACTCATATTTGACATAATTGCAATTGCTGCTTCTTGAGTATCAGCATATCCTTCATCAAGAAGATGCGAAAGAATTAAATCAAACATATCAAAATCTTCTTTCTTAGTTCCTTTTCTTGGATATGTAACTGCTTGTGGTTCTCCAGCACCTTTGACAACACGAGTAACTTCAGCAGCATGACGGCTACCATACTCTCTTGCCATTTGACCTGTCATTCTCTTCACATAAGGTTTTTCTCTATTCATTCTTTGAGAAACTGTTTCTTCAGTTCCATCCTTTCTCTTACTTTTTGAAGATGGAGTTGCACGAAGTTTCCAATCACTTTTGAACTTCTCTTCAGGACCGTAACCTGATTTATCTTTACCAGCATCTGCTTTTTTCTTTGCTGCTTTCTTTTCGTCTGCTCTAATTTCTGCTTGAGTTCGACTTGGTTTATAAGGTTTTACACCAGGTGCTCTCTCTTCATCAAGTTCATTATAAACTTGAGTATAAGCTTCTTGGAGATTGTAAAGGTCTTTTGAGTTCATCGTTACAAATCGTTTTGTATTTATTTATATATTATTCAATCTTATCTAAATCTATGATTAACAATTTTTCCAGTTTCTAATGGATTTTTGTAAAATACATCATAAGAATCTTTTCCATTATTATAATCTTGTTTTCCTGCCATTTGAATTCTTTTTATTTGCATATCATATTTAATTTCTCTATCTCTCTTTTTTTCAGTTTGTCTTCCTTTTCTCAAATTAGATTGACTTTGACTCAGTTTTCTTATTTGCCGATTCATTAATTCACCAGGCATTTGCTTAAATTCTTCATCAACTTTACCAGTCATCAATCCAGTTTTTGCGGACTTTTCAGTGCTCCTTTTGCCGAAGATTTTCTTATAAAGTTTTGCACGTTTTGCTTCACCAGTCTTCTTGTCTTCACCAGACATCACAGCAGTTGGTTTTCCAATTACAGTATCACCTTTCTTTGCTCCTGCCCTCTTTAAATGTTTCGGAGTATCTTTAAGTGCCTGAATAAAGTTTCTACCCCTCTCCATTTGTTGGTCTTTATCACCTTTACCAACATCACTATCACGATGCATTACATCTACAGTGTGAACTTTACCTCTCTTATTAGCACCTGATTTAGACATACTCTTCTTCAAGTCCTTCACCCTTCTTACACTTTCACTTGAAGGTGCAGTCTTGAGTTTAGTCATTCCAGTCGCAGTTCTTCCTGCTGATTTGAACTTCTTAATGAGTTGTTCTCCCTTTGCTGCTTTTCTTGCTGATGAATATGTGCGGATATAATGGTCTTGCTCAGTGCTTCCATAATCATCTTCAGTATCTTCACTATCATAAGTTGTATAATCTTTTGCTTTGGTTCTCAAATCTTTAGTTGAATACTTACCAGTTCCTTTGAGTCCTGCCTTTTTTGCAACTGATGCTGTAGTTCTCTCTTGTCTATCCATATCAGCACCACGACCACGGGCAAGAGTTACTTTACCTCTGGTTCTTTTACCACTTCTTTCACCACCAGAACTTTCTTCAAGTTCTTCAATATCTTCTTTTACACAACGATTGTAAGTCTTTCCAAAGAGTTTTTGAGTGCCCTTCTTCTTATATCCAGGCCAACACTTCTTTGCTTCTGAAATAAATTCTTGATAAGTTTTCATTTTGATCCCCAGATGGAATATCTACCACCATACTGACCTCTCCAAGAATCTGCTGCCTTACGTTTTGCTTGAACTCTATCAGTTGCAGTTGTTCCTGGTTTTGGTGCAGTCTTTGCACCTCTCTCCTTCTTCACTCCTCTTCCAGAACCACCTTCACCATGTTCGTGTGGTTTGAATCCCATTGTAGGTCCTCCGTGAGTTCCACCTGCCTGAATTGCTGGATAACCACCTACTTTACCTTGCTTGTATCTTCCAAGGTCAGCAGTAGGGTTGATTTGCTTTTTCTCAACAGTTTTTGTTTCCCACTTTTTACCACTACCTTCTGGTGCTTTTTGCACAGTTTTATATTTCTTAGTTAGATAAAGAGGAGTCTTCTTCTTTCCAGCAACTTTATCCTCTTTACGCATCTCAACGAGATATGCTTCTTCTAAGAACTCTCTGAAGGTCTTCATCTTTTTCTAACTTTTATTTTTATTTATTTGCTTTTCTCTTTGCTCTTCTTGCTGCAGCAGCAAGAAGTTCTTTGTGACTAATTGCAGACTCTCTACTTCCTGGTCCAGAAACAATATCTTTTGTCTTTCCTTCAAGTTCGTGTGCTCCACCAGCACGATGGTAAATTCCAGGTTTATCTGCTGGGTCAGTGGATTTCTTTGTGCCCATCACATTCTTCGGATGATGCCCGTGATAAACACCAATCTTTGCATCTCTTGCTTTTCTTGCTTCCCACTCAGCATCACTCATAGATGCTTTTAATTTTGCAGAATGATGTGTTGGAGTAATATGATGTGCTTCTAATCCTTTTGCTTTTAACTTTCTTACTTTAGTATCTGCCGATTCTCTTTCTGATGAAGAACTTAGACTTGCAATTCTTTCTGCTCTTGCTTGTCTTTCCTTAACACCACCTTCTTTTGGTTTTAATCTCCACTTTGGATTTTCAGTGCTGCCAGCATTGTTTGCATAATATCCAGATGGAATTCCACCGTGATGTTTTTCAAGTTCTGCTCTACTTGAAAAATGTCTTTGTGCTTCACTAATATATGATTCTTCTACAAACTCTTTGAATGTTTTTTTCTTGCGATTTCTTGCTGGATGTGAAACTCTTCCACTATCTAAGTTTCTCTCTGCTTCACCTCTTTTCTTTGCCCACATTTGCATCAAAGCAGTTCCAGGTGCTTCAATGTGTCCAGTTTTCACAAAATCCTTTGGTGATTGTGCAGCAGATGCTGCCATTGTTGCTGCTAAAAATGCATTAGCAACTTTCTCTCTTTTCTTTGCTTCTTGGAGCATTTAGACACAAAAATATCTCTGATTATTTATCATATATGGGAGAATCAACATAAGAAAGAGACTTGACGAAGAGTTCAGTAAATCGTTCTTGCTTTTCTGGATGCACATATGCTGGATTTTGCGAAATTGCTTTGCGTAAAACATCCATTTCTTCAAATTCTTCTTTACTTAAACTCATCGAAAACTCCCCTACTCTTATATTAGCATTCTAACACACTATCTAGGTACATGTCGTTTCCTTAAGGATGTCTTCAGGTTTCCGTAAAGTCTCGTAACAATTGAATTTCTCGGTCTAACTCAGCATCATTTTTACGTTTATGAAATTCAGACCACAAAGAATTATGAACGTCCATTAGTTCTGAAATCCAAAATCCTTCAGGATAGATACCCAAAGCATCTTGAAGACCACGATGACTGGTTCCTTCTTTTTCTGCTTTACACATAATATGACAGATTGCTTGGACCATATCATACTTATCTTCAGAGGAAAGCATATGATACTTTCCTACTGCTTTTTGAACTGATTGTTCTGATGCTTCTTGTAGTTTTTTACAAGCATCAGAATCCCACCATTCTTGTAGTGCTTTACCAAATTCGTTAGGTTGTTTTTCAGTCATCATTCTCCAAACATAGTTCCGAAAAAACCACTACTTCCTGGTTTTCGTGATTCCAGTTTATCCAATAAAGAATCAGTGTGTATTACACTATCAATACGACTAATTAAATCAGCAATCACACTACAAACCATTGGTCGTTCTGTTCTTGCAGCAAAAGCAAGGGAATTGCGAAGTGATTCTTGTGCTTCTTTAAGTGATTCTTCTACTTGTGTTCCCAGTGCCATTTTTAGTTCTCCTTTTTAATCAGTTTAAATGAACCATCACCTTGATTGTGCCATTCAATTGCATCACCTGCTTTCCAATTAATTTGTTCTAAAAGGTCTTCTGGAAATGTGACATTGTAGTCATCATCAACAGGAACCACCCAAGTTTTCACTTTGTTTTTTGCTTCAGCAGCATCACACATTGCATCCAGTTCTTCATCAGTATAACGAAGTGCTTTCATATCATTGTGACCACAAGGACGCACACCATTATCTTTTACTTCTTCTGGATAATGAGATTCTTCCCCAACTTTCCAAAAATCATTCCAGGATTTCTTACATTCGGGTGATAAATCATCCTTATCACATACAAGATTTTCTTTTTTATCAACATATTCATCATATGCTGGAATATGACCTTTACCATTACCATTCAGAAGAGCAAGAAGTTCATAGCATCGTCCTGTGTGATGTTTGAAATAATGGTAGTTTTCTTCGGTTGCTTTTTTAATTACATCATATATTTCTTGTGGAGATGCCTCCGAAGACAAAAGAGCATCATTCATCCACTCTTCAAGTCTTTCAAGAGAATGCTTCTTGTAGTCAAAGTTCATTATTAAAGTCCTTGATTGCTTGTTCCATAATAACCTGTATCTCTTTGGAAGTCAATCCATTCAACCACTTCCAATTTGGGTCTTCCTTGTCCCAGTCCATAGTATAAGACCCATCTTCATTTTGAGTAATCTTTAAAGTATCAATCTTTTGGTTTGGGTTTGTTGCACTCATTGCAGTAATATGAATATCCGTGTTTAAATGATTTTACAACTTGATAATACTCTTTGTCTAATGGTTTTTCTTCATTACATTTAGAGCACTTTCGTAGTTCCGATGCCCGTATTGCCCCAGATACGTCTTTCTTTTTTACGCAGTTTCTTAAGGTCTTTATAGAGTTCTTTAATTTGTTGATAAGCATCTTCAGGTGAAAGTTTTCCACTAATTTCAAATCCCGCAATAAGTCCAACTTTATCTCCAAAACGTGCTAGTGCTCTTTCGTATTGAGAAAGATTTTCATACATCAGAGATTCTCCTCTTGCTCCGTAAGAATTACACAATCACTCAGAGGATATGCAACACAAAGCATAGAGAAACCCTCATTCATTTGGTCATCATCAAGGAAAGATTGTTCAGAATTATCCACTTCACCTTCCACAACCTTACCAGCACAAGCAGAGCAAGCACCAGCACGGCAACTGGAAGGAAGGTCAATACCTGCATATTCAGCAGCATCAAGAATGTATTGGTCTTCGGGACACTGGATAGTTTGTTCGGTTCCATCAGCGGAACGGAGAGTTACATTAAAAGTCATTTGTCAAGAGTATAATTACTTAGATTATAAGTTACGGGGTGAATATTGTCAATCTTTGCTTGTAGTCTGTTTTCAATTTCATACAGAGAATTTATAAGTTCTACATTCTCCTGTTCCAATTTTACGATACGTTCTTCTAACATAACAATTTTTTGAAACATAGAACTATCAGATATTGAAACTTGATACGGTTTGAGAAAATTATCAATCCACCTAAACATTAGATTACTCCTATTTCTTTAAGATATGCTTGGTATCTCATAAATCCTTGAATACGAATTGGTCTTTCTAAACTATTACAACATTCAACATAACTGTTGAATTCAAACCACGGCGTTGTTGGGTCTAGTTGGGGGAATTGGCTCTTTTGTGTGCAATTTTTTAATGAACTTAGAAAGTTCTGCAGTTTCTTCCCATTCCCAAACTGTTCCATCTTTTTGCGTATAAGTTCTTTTAGTCATATTTTTTTAAAGCATACACTATTAAAATTACCATAAACTCCTCTCAAAGTCAATTTTGTATGTTGAGAGTGAATTTTTATTGTTTCTACAAAATATGCAGTATTTTCAAATAAAATTTTTCTTGGGTCATCATTGTTTCCCCAATTAATTTGGTCTTGAGTACAACCAATATAAATTACTTTATCCCCATGTTTAAAGTTTTCCACCCACTGTGCCCTCGTAGGAAACTCCTACATCATTTAGGCTGCCTTCTTGTTTCCACTTCAAATAATATCTTGTAGCCCTAACACAATTATCTTCAGTCAATGAAGTAATAATTGGTTTGCCATCTTTATCGTAACTGCCCCAAGTTCCCCATTTCTTTTGCTTTACATAAAAGCAATCATCATAAAGTTGTTCCACTTTGAACTCCATCGACTTGAATATAAATTGTGGTTTCATCATTCCAATGACGAATGACCCCAGCACATATGAATATGTTGGTAATCAAATAAGTTGCAAACAGAATTGTTCTGATAAGTGCAATCTTATCTGCTTCTCTATTGTTTTTTCCTACTTTTTCTCCCAGTGCCTTGCACCACAGTCTCCACATTTGTTCCAGGTTTAATGAATAGTTGATAATCTTTTTGTTTCAATTTACACTTAGAGATGTATTTCTCTGCGTGATTCATATTTTGAAAATAACACTTTTTAGTGTCTTTCAATTCCTTTCCATCTTTATGTATAACAAGAATAGGAAACTGTACGTGAGGGAACTCAATCGTTTCTGATTTCTTTTTCATTTGGTTTCATCTTCTTCGATTGTTTCTTCTACTTGTTGATTTCCCTTCTCTCGTTGTGCTGCAATTTCCAGCATTTCTTCGTGAGTCAGATAAACATAACTAGTGTTTTCTTCGGGCATAGTGGTGCTCCTGGGTTCTCTCCATATTATAACACCCTTTCCCAAGAACGGGAAAGGGTGAGGGACACTTTGTGAAGTGTCTCACATCATATTTTTTTCAACTTTTTGTTTTTGTGCTAGCTCTCTATGAACATGAGCTCTATGTCTCATACCAGCACGAACTTGTGTTTTTGCATAATCAATAGAACGTTCTTTAGATGCAAGTGCTCTTTTTTGTGCTTCTTCTACTTGCTCTTGAAACTCTCTAAAAGATTTCATCTTAAACTTTTTCTTTTATTTATTAATCTCTTTGTCTCCAATCATCTGGTTTATCTCTACCTTCACTAAAGAAATCAATAATATCATCGACACTATCAAATCCACCGATACCAAATCTTTCATTGCCAGTTCCTCCAATATCAAGTTGATTTAAAAAATCATCAAGGTCTCCTTTTTGCATATTGGGATTTTCTGCGGTTCTTCTTGCTTGCCTAAGCATTGTTCCAGCAGTGCGATTTGCTTTTGCAAGTTTCTCCGACCAAATCATATCTTCCAGACTAACTTCTTCACGATGTATAATTTTTGAACAAATTGCTTCAAGACGCAAACGATACTGTGTTGAAAGCATTATAAAATCCCAGATATAGTGTTATTTATTGAACGTTTTTCTCTTCTTTCTTTTTCTTAAAATACTCTTTATAATACTTTTCTTTTAATTTTTCTATGTATTTAAAATCTTCTGCTTCGTCTAAACAATCCAAAATATAAGAAACGCCCTCTAATTCTGAGATTAGACGGGCGACAGTGATTGCTGATTGTGGATTAACGTTCCACTTATTCTTCATAATCCTCTTGATAATACCCACTCACAACTTTGTCATTCCAAGCAGTCGGCAAATTATGCTCTCTTGCTCTCATATGATTTAAACCTGAAACAGGAAGACCCTCCAAGTCTTCTTCGTGTAATACTCCATCCAGTTGACGTATTTCATTGAATGTATGCGGAAAACGAAGTGCTCCGCTATTCATTCCTTCAAGATTGCGATGAGTTCTAGACATAATGTTTGTGAATAAACACAATACTAATTATATCACTTCTTAAATTCTTTTTCAAGTTCTTTTGCAAGTTTCAATGCTCTTTTCCACATCAACCACTTCACCACTGGATTTCTCGGATTATTCAACAACCACCACTTTGTTTTTTCGTATTGAAACTTTATAATTTTAGAAACCAATAAGAAAGCATAAGCAACACTATCATCCGTTGCTACAAGGTAGAAGACAAAGATAAAAATCCCAAACCAAAGGTAATAGGATGTCATTGTTTTAAGGAATAAAGATATTCTATAAGATTTATTTTCAAATCTTCCAACTCCTCTTCGCAACCAAGTTCTTTTGCTGTCATTCGAATTTCAATATTTTTTGTATGAAGGTCTTCAAGCATCAGGTCAATTGCTTGATTTTTTGATTGGTTTGGCATTTTTATTTTCTTTTACAATAACTGGACAGGATGGGACAATCTTTTTTATTTCTTTAATGATTTCTGTTTTTTGTTGATTATTCAAACCAACCACATTTACTACATTATCAATCAATTGAATTGCTTGCGAACAAGATATAATGGTTGTTGAAAGTATCAGAGCAACCATAACCCTACTCCTAATTCTATATCTATCTAATCAGTAAATCCCAGATTGCAATCACTAGTGTCTACAATTTTCCAATCAAGGTAAAGTTCATTTAGATAATCAAGCAAAGCATCTTCATCTTTAGGAATAACTTCATCTTCATCCAGTTCAAAACTTGCTTCACAAAGTGCTGGACCATATTCTGGTGGGTCATAAAGAGTAGCAGGATAAATCTCAATTACATCTTCCACAATACCACGAACATAGATTTCATTTTCGTTTTGTTGAAAGGTTTCAATTACACTAATCATTTTTTTCTACGAGTTTCCTTTTGAATAAATTTCTTTGCGGTTTCAAGGGAATGATGAACACATATTTGTTCTCCATTATAAATGGAGATATACTTATTTTTGTGCCAGGGCACTGCTGCCCACATCCCATCACTGCTAATGTATCCGTCAGTGTTCATAAGCATTATAAAGTAAACAAACAGGCACGGCTGGACTCGAACCAGCAATAGACAACTTAGAAGGTTGGTGCATTATCCATTATGCTACGTGCCCATAAAAAAGAGAGGAACTCTCTCTTCAAATTTTACCTCGACCAATCATCAAAGTCAATATCTTCGTTTTGAATCTTATGATGAAGTTGGTAAAGGTCTTCATAATCAATCCCAAGATATTCTGCGAAACTTTCTAGGTCTTCGTGTTTATCAAGATTGACTAAATCCTTGGTTTCTTGAGTCATTTTCATTCCTCCATTCAATAGCCGTATCTTGAAATCATTTGGTCCATTCTATCCTCTCTATACTCTTCTTCTTGATTGTCCTCGATGTTATTTTCTTGGAGCTCTTCGTAGATTGTATCTGCGTCTTTATCTAGAAAAAGTTGAGTCATAGGAAGAAAAAGGGCAAAGTTTGTTCTATATATCACAGAAAAGGGAATCACCCCTCTTCTGTGTTGTTTTGTTGAAATTCTGCGTCAATTTTGTCGTAGAGTTCAACAAATGTTGCTTTCGTCTCATCATCAAAACGATTCAGACAAACTTTGAGTGCTTTGTCTTTCTTACCAAAGATAGAATATGCTTTGATAATATGAACCAGACGACGAGTAGAAATCACTTCATCAATACCACCATCAGCAAAGGTCTTACGAATAATCTCAGACCAAGTGCAGAGGTGTTTGATGAAATCGGTGTGCTCACCAATCATAGGAATATTAAGTGATTCTGCCACCTTTGTCAAGATTTTGGTTTCCACAGAAATAGTAGGATATTCCTGCTCGAAGGTAATCGGGAATCGTTCCAAGAATGCTTCATTCAGCACATTGGTGCCGATGAAACGACCATCATCAGAACCTTTACCTTTGGTGTTTGCAGTTGCAATCACATTGAATCCTGCCTTTGGAGCAACGTGCTTGCCAATCTTCTTCAGAAAGACACCTTTACCTTCCAGAACAGATTGCAGACACATAATCTTGTTAGATGCCAGGTCAATCTCATCCAGAAGAAGAATTGCACCACGTTCCATTGCTTCAACCACAGGACCATTGTGCCATACAGTTTCCCCATTCACAAGCCTAAATCCACCAATCAGGTCATCCTCATCAGTTTCAACGGTGATATTGACACGAATCAGTTCCCGATTAAGTTGGGCACAAGACTGTTCCACACCGAAAGTTTTTCCGTTGCCAGAAAGACCAGTGATGAAAGAAGGATAGAATAGACCAGACTGAATAACTTTCTTAATATCCGAAAAGTTACCAAAGCTGACGAAGGTAGCATCTTTTTTGGGAATAAGGTTTTGAATAACAGAGGTCATAGTTGCCACACCAGGAACCGTATCGGAACCTTCTGCAGCAGGAGAGTTGTAAGTTTCTTCAAGTTCTTGCACGGTTGCCTCCAGATTCCATTTACCACGACCCACCTTATATTGATTCAGATACTTGGAAAGAGTCGCATAAGTTGTATTGAGTTGCGTTGCAACTTCTTTAACGGCATCAGCACCAAACTCGGTGCCAAACTTTTCTTTCAGAATAGAGATTGCTTGGTCGGTCATAATGTTAGATTTGCTAGGCATCGGTTGGTTTGATTACTTCGTAATCATAGCAGGGATTTGGGGGGTTTGGGGTGCCTTAGGGACACCCCGCAAAGTGGTCTAGGCAATCATTTCAACAAAAGAACCCAGAAGTTTTTTGTTAGTCCTTTTCTTGCCAAGAACTTTAGTGAAGGCAGATTTGATTTGTGCCTTGGTCGCATTCTCGGGAACAGAGAACTCCTCTTCTTGTGCAAGAGAACTAGAAGCAATCACATTGAATTGGTCAAATCCAGTATTATCAAAACGAACACATTGGTTCTTTTTGTATTCTGATTTCACACTATCATAGTTGTTATAATCACCACCATACCAACGATAGCAGGTTTGAAAATCACGACTAGGAGTGATACGGAAATTGATGAGATTCACAGTTGGAAACTTATCCTTTACCGTTTGAAGAAGAACTTTCGCATAACGAGGGAAATTATCATAATTCAGGGGAGGATAAATCCGACCAGATTTACGATCACGAATTGCAGTACGATTGTACTTTGTATGACCGATATAAGAATCACTATCATACTTTTTACGTTCAACCGTCACAGAATTTTGATACCCTTCACCATCAGTCAGAAAAATAACATTGACCTTCTGCAGTTTATTCTTTGCCTGAAAATCAGGAATCAAAGAATGAAGAGCAATGATACTTTCACCAATCGGAGAACCAGACAGGTCAAGATGAGGAGGAACAGCACCAGACCGTTTCTGATAAGAATAGCAAGCAACCCAAATGTTCTTGAGTTGTTCTTCAAGAACACGATTATTGGTCTTGCTGGTGAAAAAATTCATCAGACGGAAAGAGTTTTCAGGTGCAAGAACACCAGCAACTTTTTCATAAACAGGAGGATGATTCGGTTGCAGTTCCACATAAGAATTGCAATCTACAGTAAAGGCATAAACCTCAAAAGGAATATTTACTTTACGGCAAAACCAAATGAGATTTAGCAGTTGCTTATAAGCATCCAGAATGAATTCATTCATTGACCCAGACCAGTCAAGAATGAAAATTAGACCGTGATTCTTACCATCAGGAACCACAGAGACCTTCTTAAACAGGTCTTCATTGAACTTATAGGTATGAAGTTTTTGTGTGTCTAGAACACCAGTACGAGCGGTGCTAGAACGAGCATACTGGTCTGCAGATTTCTTACACTCAAACTCTTTTACAAGATAAGAAACTTCTTTTTCTGCAGACTTCTTGTAAATATTGTATTCTTTACAAGCAGCATCATAGGAATCACGAATCCAACTATTATTATTTGTATAGAACTCCTTTGCTTTACGATGAATAAACTCATTCGGAATCACCATCGTTTCAAGATTCATTTTGGGAAGTTCCACATAATGAGTTTCATGAGCATACTTATCCACAAGGTCCTGAGACTTCTCATCAAAAGAACGAGAAGTTTTGGATTTCAATTCATCTTTATTAGTTTCTCCGTGCTGATTACTTGCTTCCTGACCAAAACCACCACCATTTGGTGCTTCCAGAGACTTATTCATCTCATCACCAAAGGATTCACCATCAGTTTGAGACTGTCCCTGAGAATCTTGTTCTAGTTCAGTTTTATTCTGTCCGTCCTGATTCTCACCATCTTCAGAAGATTGCGATTGAGGAGTTTCAACTTCTTCCCCACCAGAACCAGACATTTCATCTTCACCACCAGCACTGGGCATAGAATCTACCTTCTGACGTTTGTATTGCACGAACTCGGTAATTTCACGAGCAAGTTGCAGCACTTCATCAAAGGTTTCGGTACAAGAAGCACGAGTCAGAAACTCATTTTCTTCATCACCGAAAGCAATGTTATGAAATGCACCGATCTTGAAGTACAGATTGATTCGGTCAATAAAACTCAAATCATCCAGTTTCTCATCCTTAGTGGAGAAGAAATCATCGTTGTTGAGTTCATTATAACCATTATAGAAAGTCCGAGAAAGACCAGGATACTTTTTCTTCATCAGACGTTCTACACGAACATCTTCCAGAACATTCACGAAGTCTTTAGGAACTTCAGGATATTCTTCAGTCCAGTCAATATTATCGGTATAAAGTGCGTGACCCACTTCATGACCAACAAGAAGGTCATAAACAATCGCAGATGCTTTATCCCAGGTAGGAAGAGTCAACACACGACGATCCACATCAAACATTGCAGTCGGAACTTTTTTGTGCTCGATGATAAGATTCTCAGTTGCCAGACATTTGGCAAGAGAACCCTTGACTTCTAGATTTACGGACATCTGGTTTGCTTTTGAACTTCTAGTATCATAACAGAAAAAAGGGGGCAGTTGCCCCCCAATGTTCCACCTCGAAAACCGTCCCCACCACAGAACGGGTCTTACAACTCAAAGATACAAAGTTGTGAAGACTTATTCATCATACATCAAACAATTTTAGGTGTCAAGTGTTGACAAGATATCAAAATCTACCTAAAATCACTCTGTTGGGTTTGAAGATAAATTATATCTCAGTATCTATAGGTCTTTCCCATTCAGTACCTTCTTGAACTATACCATCTCCATCACCATCCCTTGCGTCAGGGTTATAACCATCAGCAATTTTTTCTTCTAATGTTTGTTCTATAGAAACATTCTCCCAAGGAAGAGGCAATGAAATGATCGGAGGATTGTGTTGTGATGCGATTTCATTTGAAAGTCTCATTTGCAAATAATCAACATCAAGGTTACTTTCTAACCAACCAATCACAGTTTCTTTTGTTAAAGTTGAGTAATCAAAAAATTCTTCTGAACTTGGTGATGAGAGAGGATAAGAATTAGAACATTCTGCAGAATATCCATTCTCATCTTGTGCTTTTAGTCCCCAATTGATAACTTTTACTACGTTCGTCAATCCATTTTCCGATGGGGCACAATCCAATCTAGAAATACTCCAAGTATAAGTAATCATTCTTCTTTAGCACACTCCATATTTAGATTTGAGGTTATTGGATTGTGTTTCTAAACTTTCAAATCCTTTTACAGTCATCCAAGTCACCATTGAGTATCGGTTTCCTTTAGTGACTGGTTCTACACCGTGACGATAATACCTATTGGAAGGAAAACATACTAAAAGACCAGGTTCAGGACGAACACGAATATGAAGGTCTGGAAATACAAAATCTCCACCCTCAAATCCATCATTCAAATATAAGACCATTGACAAATCACGATCTACTGTCTTTCTCCAGAGTTGTGTTTGGTCTGGTGCAGTCCATACACCCTCACCATCAATATGGGGTTGGTAATGTCCTCCTACACCATAGCAAAGTAGTTGTGGAACTTCACTACTATCAACTTCAAACTGATAAAAAGGATTAATAACTTGCTTTACAATGTGATGCATCAGTTCATTGACCTGTGGAAATACAGGTTCAATGGGTGCAATTTGAGTATCTCTTGTTTTCTTATCAGTAATCCATTCAGTTCCTCGTGTCTGATTGGATTTGTCTGGGTCAAATACTGAAAGGTCTTCTGTTTTTGAAGTTTTCATATGATGAACCAATGCATCAATACCTTCTTGACTGATGACTTTTGGTGCAATCAAAATTTTTGATAATAAATTCATTAGTAATAATGTAGTTTGAAGTATTTATCCTATTGGTGTATTGGCAGTTGCTGCTAATTGACTTCTCGCTAAACTTAATGGTCCTCTTGGTGATGCTTGAACTGAATCATTAGAGAAATCTAAACGGTTTACTGTTGCTACTGTTGTTGGAGTAGATCCTCCACCAAACCAACCATAGTTAGAGTTTCCTGATGCTGCTAAATCATCGGTTGCAGCAATAAATGAAGATCTAACTGATGCTGCTACGGAATCATTAGAGAAATTTATACGGTCTATTCTTGTGGATCTTGTTGCTATAACAATCCCACCACCAAACCATCCATAATCATAGTTTCCTGTTGCTGCTAAAGATCTTCTTCCTTGAGATAAACTGCCTCTAGTTGATAATGAATTTACATCATTTGAAAAATCCAAACGATTAACACCATTACTAGCAAACCAACCATAATTAAAGTTTCCAACTGCTGCTTCATTAACTTGAATTAATGGACTTGAATTTCTAATATTTATTCTTGTATCATTAGAAAAATTAATTCTATCTATTCTTGATATAGTTGACGGAGTTGATCCAGGATTAAGACCACCAGCAAACCAACCATAATTAGAATTGCTTACTGCTGCAGTTACGGCTCTTTCTATAGTTAATGGACTTCTCACAGATGCAGTTACAGAATCATTAGAGAAATTTATACGTTCCACTGTTGATACTGGTGTTGGTACAGCAGTTCTTCCACCACCAATCCAACCATAGTTAGAGTTTCCTGTTGCTGCTAAATATCCTCTTCCCGCAGTCAATGAACCTCTAGGTGATGCTGTCGCAGAATCATTAGAGAAATCTATACGATCTACTACTGCTGAAAATGTTGGAGATATAAAACCACCACCAAACCAGCCATAAGTTCCAGTTTTTGGAATAGTAGTACTGCGAGATCTTGCCTGTCCTGATGTTGCCCCCCCACTACCTTTTGCTGAACTTAATGGACCTCTTATATTTGCAGTTCCAGTATCATTTGAGAAATCTATACGATCTACTGATGATAATGGTGTTGTCTCTCCTGTTTTACCACCAAACCATCCATAGTTAGAGTTTCCTGTTGCTGTTAAATTATATCTTTCTTGACTCAATGGACCTCTCACTGATGCTGTTGCAGAATCATTGGAAAAATCTATACGGTCTACTATTGATGCTTGAGGTGCTGGAGTATAACCACCACCAAACCAACCATAATTAGAGTTTCCTGTTGCTGCCATTCGACTTCTTTCTGAACTTAATGGACCTCTAACGGATGCTGTTGAGGAATCATTGGAAAAATCTATACGGTCTACTACTGATACTGGTCCAGGAGCACCACCACCAAACCAACCATAGTTAGAGTTTCCTGTTGCTGCTAAAGAATCTTTTGCTAAACTTAATGAACCTCTTGCGGATGCCGTTGAAGAATCATTAGAGAAATCTATACGATCTACTACTGATGAAAATGTTGGAGATGTACTACCACCAAACCAACCATAGTTAGAGTTTCCTGTTGCTGCTAATCTATGTCTTGTTGAACTTAATGGACCTCTAACGGATGCTGTTGAGGAATCATTAGAAAAATCTATACGGTCTACTGTTGATACTGCTGGAGATGCCTCAGGAGCACCACCACCGAACCAACCATAATTAGAGTTTCCTGTTGCTGCTAATCTATATCTTGCTGAACTTAATGGACCTCTAACTGATGCTGTTACAGAATCATTAGAAAAATCTATACGGTCTACTGTTGATACTATTGCTGGTCCTGTGGTATAACCACCACCAAACCATCCGTGAGTTTGATTACTACTCCATGTTGTATTTGTAACAGTAGTATCAGTCACTAACATTACCAAACCAGTTGTGGTAATACCAGCAATCACAGAACCAACATAACCAGTAGTTGCATAAGAAACTGTTGTAGTTCCTGCAAATCCTGTGACTACAAAATTTCCATTATATCCAGTATATGCAACACCAGCAGCATCTGCAAGACCAGAAACTGCAATCTTTACACCAGTATAAAAAGGTGTAGTAGAAAGACCAGCAGTAGTAGAAAGAGTCAGAGTTGCAATACCAGCAGTAGTATCTAAAGTTCCACTTACAACTGTAATACCAGCACCAGCAGCAGTAGAATTAATATCTACAGCAGAAACCGTAACTGGATTTGATACATTTAGAAAAAATCCATCAAGACCAAATACGTCTCCTGCTGGCATCTACTTTCTCCTTATTGATTTCTGGATTCTAAAAGTTGCTGATGTTGTTCGGTTCCAGGTGCAAGCAAACCAAGGTCAGTATTTGTAACTTCTTCAATACCACGGAGAACTTTTTCCTGTAAGGTATTTAGGAATCTATCGGGGTCATTAATCGCATCGGCAAGTGAACCATAACCATTCTTGATTCTGTTTGTATCATCACTCACAAGAGTAGGTGCAGTTCCTCTTCTCATTGAGTGAAGATTACCGATACTAATACCAGTCTTGGAACTTACCATTTCATCCAGAGATTGCTCTGCAAAACGACGTTCCCAATAAACGTGGTCTTCTGCCTCAAACTGTTCTTTAGTAACTGTCTTGCCACCATTCAGTTCAATCAAACGATTAATAATCTTATCAAAGAAATTCATCTGCTGAATGCGGTCACGAATCTCCAACTCACAAGACTTCAGATAGTTTTGAGTTGAAATTGAATCTAAATCGTGCCAATAAAGTTTTGTGGAACCACCATTTGGTCCTGAAGTATGCCACTCTACAGGTTCATCAGTATTCTTACCTTTCCAACGATACTCAAACTCACGAACCTTCTCTTTCATCTCAATCAGTTTCTGCATATATCCTTCGGCAAGAATACGACGATTCTTAATTGCTGCCTGGAATGCTGCAGGAACTGTGTATTGCTCTAGAAGAAAGAACTTTTCAATCTGGAAATTGGTTCTACCTTGTGCCAGTTCTTTATCTGCTTCTTCCCAACGAAGTACTTCTTGAAATGCCTGTTGTAAATATTCTTCGTTACTTACTGCTTCCTCTGGGGAAATAATTTGCAGTTGGTTACAATTTTCAGTCATAGTGTTTTTACTAAATGGTTCTAATGTTTGTTTCCAAACGTTTGCAATTTTTTTCCAATCATAAGTTTCAGTAGCATAATGTGAAACAGATTGTGAAATTTGGTCGTAGTATTGCCTATCAGTATCAAAGAAATATAATGCAGATTTGCAGGCATCTATAAAGTTATTTAGGAAGTTGTCTGTAACTTGATAACCTTTTGTAGTTCTGATTCCTTCCATTGGAACAATATTTGCAATCTCATTAGAAACTTCTGGAAGTGCTCCAATATCAGTCAGAATTGGAAAACATCCACAAGACATTGCTTCTGCAAGAGAAACGCAGAATGTTTCTTCCCATATATTGGGATGAATAAAGAATGCAGCATCTTGTAGGTGCCATATCAGTTCTGCTTGGTCTACTGCTGGTGAGTAGATTACATTTGGAAATGATTTGATATACTCATAAAGTTCTGTATATGGGTCTTCTTCAATGTCATAAAGATTCATCGCAGAGAAAATCTTAAATGTTGCCTCTGGAATATGAGGAATGATTTGTGCTAATACTTCAAGACCTTTATATGGTATAGAAGTATAAATGAATGTCTTTGATTTTTTGCTGGAGTATGTGAATTGTTTTGATACACCTGTTGGAATTGTGACGATTTTATCTTCGGGAATGTGATGATACTTAATGAATTGTTCTCTACACCAGTTAGATGGAGAGACAATTAAATCACAAATTGAAAAATCAAAGTTAAGATAAACTGGTTGGTCGTAAGAATGCTGCGACCATAAGATTTTTATTGGTTTATTTGATTGTTGAAGTTCTTGTGGTAAATGAGAAACTATAATGTTTTCTGGAAACTTATAATATTCTTCAAGAAAAAAATAAGAACTTTCACTTGCTCCTGATTTCATAAATTACCTTGTTGTGTTGGAGGTTGCATCTAAATTATCTCTTGCCAAAGTTAATGGATTTCTTATTGCTATTGTTGCTAAATCATTCGAGAAATCTATACGGTCTACTGTTGATATACGTGTTGGAGTAGAACCACCACCAAACCAACCATAGTTAGAGTTTCCTGTTGCTCCCATTCTACCTTTTGCGAGAGATAATGTTGCTCTTCTCAATGGAACTGCTAAATCATTTGCAAAATCTATACGGTCTACAACTGACGTATGACTTGGAGACCCACCACCAAACCAACCATAGTTAGAGTTTCCTGTTGCTGCGTCATTAAATCGTGATTCTAAAAATGAACCTCTTGGTGATGGTGATGCTAAATCATTTGAAAAATCAATACGTCGCACAACAACAGAAAGTCCCCCACCAAACCAACCATAATTAGAGTTTCCTGTTGCTGATAAACCATCAGATGCAGCAGGAAATGCAGTTCTTACCGATGCTGTTGCTAAATCATTCGAGAAATCTATACGGTCTACTCTACCTATTGGAGAATCTCCACCACCAAACCAACCATAATTAGAGTTTCCTGTTGCTGCTGAAAAATCTCTTGCTAAACTCAATGGACCTCTTTGTGATGCTGTGGGAGAATCATTTGAAAAATCTATACGTTCTACTGTAGATTTTGATCCTGGACCACCACCACCAAACCAACCATAATTAGAGTTTCCTGTTGCTGCCATATAATATCTGGATGCATTCAATGAACCTCTTAGTGATGCTGCTGATAAATCATTCGAGAAATTTATGCGGTCTATTGTTGATACTGCTGGTAATAATCCACCACCAAACCAACCAAAATTCCCTGCTTTTTGTCTGCGAATATTGAGAACTCCTGAGGTTGCTGCTAAATTACCTCTTGCAGTAAATAATAAACCTCTTGGTGATGCTGATAATAAGTCATTTGAAAAATCAATACGATCCACTGTTGATACAAATGCTGGAGATTCTGCACCACCAAACCAACCATAATTAGAGTTTCCTGTTGCTGCCATAGTTGCTTTTGCCGACACCAATGAACCTCTTACAGATGCAGTTACAGAATCATTAGAGAAATCTATACGGTCTACTGTTGCTACTGATGCTGGACCAGGAATGAGACCTCCACCAAACCAACCATAGTTAGAGTTTCCTACTGCTGAAGATTTTTGTCTTGCCAAACTTAATGGACTTCTTGGTGTTAATATTGCAAAATCATTTGAAAAATCTATGCGATCTACTGTCGAATAAACTGTAGGTGCAATATATCCACCACCAAACCAACCATAGTTAGAATTTCCTACCGATGATAATCTTTCTCTTGCCAAACTTAACGAACCTCTTGGTGATGCTGTTGCAGAATCATTTGAGAAATCTATACGGTCTACTGTTGATACTACTGCTGGAGTTGTAATAGACCCACCACCAAACCAAGCATAATTAGAGTTTCCAGTTGATGCTAAATCTGCTTTTGCCAGATTTAATGAACCTTTTGTCGATGCTGTTACAGAATCATTAGAGAAATCTATACGATTAACCGTTGATACTGAAGGAAATCCACCACCAAACCAACCATAATTAGAGTTTCCTGTTGCTGATAAACTTCGGTTTATTGAACTTAATGAACCTCTAGACTGTGCTGTTACAGAATCATTAGAGAAGTCTATACGATCTACTGATGATACATTTCCTGGTGTAATAAGTC